TCCGCCGCCTTGTCCTTGTTGGTCTTGATCCAGCCCATGACGCCGTTTTCCAGGCCGCACACGCCGAACACGCAGCCGGTCAGCGTGGCAGGCTCGGATCCGGTGTGCCAGAAAACCACCAGATCGGCCACCGTGTACGCCACCAGGAAAACCGCTTCCAGAACCAGGATCCTGTCCATGGTGCCCATTTTCTTTTTAGGCGGCTTCCGTTCCTGCCGCAGCGTCCGCAGACGCTTCCGCAGGTGCTTATACGCCAGCCGGGCCACGAAATAGCCCAGGAGGGCACCGGCAGCCCACGCCGCCGCGGCCACAATAAAGATTTTCACGGCTTCCTCCCATTACAAAAAATCGTCCGTTTCCACGCACTTGCGGTAAACGTCCAGGATCCGCTCCGTGGTCACTTTGGTTTTGTTGTTCTTGAAATCCTTGTGATCCTTGCAATAGATTTCGTAGGCGTCAATATCGGCCAGGATCTGCTCAAAATGTTCCTGACTGTGCCGGGTGCCGTGTTTTACTTCGTCCCCGAACCGTAGGATCCGGTAACGGCAGTTTATGGCCTCCTGCTCTCCGTCCGCTTTCCTCATGGCCTGCACCTCGGTTTCCAGCCTGTCCACCTTGGCGATCACTTCGCTGTTGATCTTCCGCCCCAGCCAGGCCAGGAACTTGGAAACGGGGTTGATCTTCACCGGGGTAATTTCGATAAACACGGACACCAGCGCCACCACGGTGACGCCGCCAGTCAGTGCCTGGCCCATGCTTACGGTGGACAGCGTTTCAATTAGTTTTTGCACGGATCCACCTCCCCCATAGCGGTATCGTAGTCCCGCCGAACCGCCGCCATTTCCTCCTCATACCGGAGGGCGTCGCGCTGGCCCAGCTGCACCACCATGGCCTTGGTGATTTCGTTCTGGCGGTCAATGATCTGGCATAGGTCCGCCACCAGCTTCATATAATCCATGGCAGCGTCACCTCCTCGCACCGATCAGCCCGGCGACGTGTTCCAGGTCTGCCATGTCCGCCTCAAAAAAGGCATGGCCCCACAGCCAGAAATCCGCATGATCCGGGTGGCGTAATTTCTGCGCCTCCGGGTCGCTCCACAGGAGATCCCAGCGCATTTGATGGCCGGCGTCTTTCCGCTCCAGCTTGGCCGTGATGGCGCCGATCAGGGCGCCGCGGGCTTTCCCGTTTCCGTCGTCATTTCGTGCAAAATAGCGGTGTGCGCTCTCGCTGGTGACCGCGCACAATGGGCGGCCTTTATGTACCAGGAACCCGTCCACAGCGTCCACAGGCGTACCATACGGGAGGTTTACGGGGCCGTTGATACTCACAAACCGCGCTCTTTTTCTTACGATGTAGGCAGCGCCCACGGCTTACACCTCCGTCCACCCGTACACGCCAGGCTCCCACACGTTGCTGTCCACGGTGCTGGTCCAATGCTTGCCATTGTGCGACACCTTGGCGTCCTTTCTGTATGCGTCATGTGCGCCAACCGGCTGGGACCATTCCGGCCATTCCTCCGCCGGATCGGAAACCGGCGTCCAAAGGCTTGCGGTTTTGTCCGGGGTCCAGTCCGCTTGTGACGTATGGGCCTGAACGCATTTATACAGCTTCCCGTCCGTATATCTGCGGATCTGGCCCACGGTATAGGCCACCGGCACCGCCCACGGCGCGAAAAGGTCCGCGTGTTCCGCCGCCGTCGTTGCGTCCACGCTTCCAGCCTCCGCCATGGTGACGAACACGATCCCCGTTGCGTCCGTCGCTTTGGAGATCTCCGCGCCTGCGTCGGTTTCCTCCAGAATAACCGTGCTTTCCGCGCCCTCCATATCAGCGCGGCCCAGGAGGTGGTAAACGGTGCCGTTGTGTGCGATCCCCGTGGCCTCCGCCTCCGGGCACAGCACGAAACAGCCGTTTTCCGCCTGCTTGATGTAGTTGGGGGCCTCTGTCATGGCCAGGGTTGCCCCGTCTTTTGTGATTTTGAACATGGGTTATACCTCCGTTTTGAAAATCGCATAAAATAGCCGCCGCAATTTCAGCACCC